TCAAGGTGTACCAGTTGGTGGATGAGATACTAGACACTGCCCTATATCCTGACATGGGTGGTATCAAAGCTATTACTGCCTATGACCTGCAAGAATTAGCAGATGCAAAGGACAGGTTGCGCCATGAGTTTAACTTTGATGTGCGTGAACACGGTTGACATCTTATGTAATAAGGAGTATAACATATGGACTTACTGTTATGGATTACCGTATTACCGTTAATATTTATGCTTATAGGATAATACGAGAATTAGTATCAATATAACACAGTATCACTTAACGATTACAAAGGAGAATTAACATGGCATTTGAATATATCCCAGAGAACCTAGACTTTATCCCTATTTATGAGCCAACAAAGGTGGATGATAAAAAGTATGTCATCAACGGCAATACAGGTGACTACATCGGTATTGTAGGCAATGGCTTTACGTGTGCATCACACGGTGACTTTTTCCGCAATGTTATGGACACTACCACAGACACATTGTCACTCAGTGACATGGAAGGCGCACAGATTAACTGGCGCAGCGCACACAAAGATGGCTGGGCTATGATGGATATGACCCTGCCTAACGTGCAAGCTAAGATTACGACTGACAAGCATGAAACTACGCTGATGAAGCGTATTATTGCCCTACATGGGGTCAACGGTACGTGTTCTAACACTACAATCTTTGGTGCTATCGACTTTTTCTGTCTCAATGGGCAGATTCGTGGGGAGCATGACAAAGTTATGCGTAAAAACACATCTAATTTCAGCTTAGATAGGTTTATCACTGAATTGCACAAATCTCAGCAGGATTTCACTGCACAAGCAGAACAAATGCAACGGTGGGCTAACACAAGTCTAATCAGCGTTGATGTAAAAGCGTTGTTGGATACTATCCTAAAATCAGACCGCAAAGCAGAAAAAATGTACAGCTTATATAACCAAGAAGTCAGCCAACGTGGTCGTAATCTGTGGTCGCTATACTCTGCGTTTACTAATTATGCAACATATGCTGATGAGCGTAACGGTTTTATGCAGCGTAATACTGGCAATGACACTCAGGCTATCTCTATGTTCAAGCGTGAGATTGAAGTCGCTAGTTGGATTGATACGTCACAGTTCAAGTCACTTGAAATGGCGGCGTAATGGAAAAGTATACAGCTATATATGTAGCCAATGGGCGTTATGATACGCCTATTGACGAACCTCGTACTCACGTAGATTACATTCAAGGTGAAGACTTGGAAGATGCTATACAAGGACATATGAAGTACATGGACTCTTGGGCTATACGAGATGTTCGTGGGGAAGTTGTAGTAATTAAAGGTCATGTTGAACAGGTTGATATAGGACATGGGATAGGACATCAAATGTTAACTAACGAAGATGTCATAATCACTGGCGTAAATAACGGTCAACACGCAGATAGGTATATAGAGATTGGAATGCGAAAATGAAACTTACTAGCTTAGTAAACAATTACTATTCTTCCTATGATTACAGGAACTTGCGCGAAGAAACTAAAGTACAATATAAATACTTTATGGGCGTAATGCTAAACACACAGGTAGAGGGTAAAGCCCTCTGCCAGTACAACTATATAAGTCTACCTACCAAGGTGGCTAAGAACGCATACAATCAATGGTGTGAGAAGGGTATTCATATGGCTAATCATATCATGTCTGTCACACGCATATTATTTAATCATGGATTGCGAGAAGAGTTATGCACACTCAATCCCTTCGCTAACATCCGTAGACGTACCGTAGAACGCCGCAAGACTGTCTGGGGTAGGGGAGATGTACAAAAGCTACTAGACACCGCCTACGGCGATTTTAGTACCCGCAACATAGGTCTTATTGCACACATGGCATATGAGTGGTGTCAGCGGTTAGGTGATATGCGTATGCTCACTTGGGATAACATCGACTTTGAGACACAGACTGTTCACATAGAACAATCCAAACGTCATGCTGATGTTCATCTACCCATTGAAGATGATTTGTTTGAGATGTTGAAGCAGCAAGAACAGGACTTTGGGTTCCAGCAATATGTTGCCCCTCGCCCTAATCCAATCAAGGGTGAGTACAGACCCTATTCATTACATAAACTACCCCTACATGGTAGGTCATTGATGGATGCAGCAGGTTTGTCTAAAGAGTTACGCCTATCGGATTTACGCCGCACTGGTACTACTGAAATGGTTGAAGCGGGTGTCGGTATGGGACAAATCATGTCGGTTACAGGACACGCTAATCCAAGTTCAGTAAAACCTTATATGAAAAATACACGAAAGAGTGCAGAATTAGCATTGACAGCACGTAAGAAAGCATGATATAAGCATTCAACTGCCGCAGCGAACTAATACATATATAACTATAATATACATATATATGTTTATAGAAAGGATATACATAAATGATTTATGCTAGTGACTATGACATTGCCAATGGAGATACTAAACGTATAAATTGTCCTGAGTGTGGTGGATACAAAACATTCACGATAACTAACAACATGGGTAATCTTGTATGGAACTGTTATAAGGTAAGTTGTGGTGTCGGTGGTGGCAGTAGAGTCAGGTTAACTGCTGATGATATTCGTAACAGCATAAAAGGTGTAGATAAGAATAAATTAAATACATTTGAATTACCTAATTATATTATACATAACCACGATAATACACACATGAATAGATGGTGTGATACGTGGGGCTTAGATAGTGATAAATTAGGTTTGTTGTATGATGTAAAGGAAAGCCGTGTAGTGTTTCCCGTGAAACACGATGGCAAGGTTGTGGATGCAACAGGACGGTCATTGTCTGGTCAGCGTCTACCTAAATGGAAACGATATGGAAAAAGTGGCTTGCCATACACGCACGGTTGTGGTAAAGTCGCAGTTGTTGTTGAGGACTGTGTAAGTGCAGCCGTTGTTGGTTACGGTTCCTTTGTCGGGGTTGCTATTCTTGGTACGAGTTTACAGGAGTCGCATAAAGGGTATCTTGCACAGTTCTCAACAGCAGTCATAGCATTAGACCCCGATGCTTTACCCAAGACATTAGCTATGGCAAAAGAATTACGTGGACACGTTTCGGATGTTCGCGTACTTAGGTTGGTAGATGATATTAAATATAGAAACCCGACAGACATGGAAGCACTAGATGCTATCCATAAACAGATAGGAGAATAACCACATGGAATTATCACTTGTAAGAAGTTTAATGGATAAGCCGTTCTACGAAGAACATCGTGGCGCACGTTGCCCTGACCGTTTATTCAGTAAGGATGTACGTAAAATTAAACAAACCATAGACAAAACAATGCAGACATATAATCGCACTGTAACACCAGATGAGATTGAGGCACTGTTTATATCAGACAATCCAACTATGACTACGGCACAAAAGGATGCCTATTCATCCTTGTTTCAAAAGATAAAGAAAGAGCAGCCTATGGGTGCAGACATTGCGCAAGAGGTGCTATCTAAATTGTTTCAACAGATAATCGGTGAAGACGTAGCTAATCTTGGGTTTGATATGGTTAATGGTACAGCTAACACACTCAACGACATTCGCAATTTACTTGAACAATATGGAGATGACTTTACACCTAACCTTAACGTAGAGTGGGACGACATTGACATGGATACATTGCTTGCTCGTAATGACCTTGAAGCACGTTGGACATTTAATATAGCTAGTCTCACACGTAAGATTGAGGGCGTTAATGATGGTCATTTGATTGAGATTGGTGCGCGTCCTAACACGGGAAAGACATCCTTTCATGCCAGCTTGATTGCCTCACCGGGTGGCTTTGCCCATCAGGGTGCTAACTGTATCATCTTATGTAATGAGGAAGGCTACCACCGTGTCGGTGCAAGATACCTGACCGCTGCTACTGGTATGACCATGCAAGAGATTAAGGCAAATCCAAGTAAGGCTCGTGACTTATATGAGCCTGTTAAAGAACGAATCAAGATTAAGGATGCCACAGGTCGTGACATGGCGTGGGTTGAGTCTGTTTGTAAGGCATACAAGCCTGATGTGGTACTGCTAGACATGGGTGACAAATTTGCTAGGGCTGGTGGCTTTGCTCGTCCTGATGAGGCTCTAAAGGCTAATGCTATTCATGCGAGACAGATTGCTAAAGAGCATGAGTGTGCTGTATTTTATATGTCTCAGCTATCAGCAGATGCCGAAGGTAAAGTATTACTAAATCAATCTATGATGGAAGGTTCACGTACAGGTAAGGCTGCTGAAGCTGACCTCATGGTACTGATTGCCAAGAACCCTGTAGTAGATAATCAAGAAGAAGAAGATACAGAACGTCATTTGAACGTAGTTAAAAACAAATTGTCTGGTTGGCATGGTGTGGTACACTGTGAACTGGACTACAAGACAGCGAGGTATACAGCATGATGGATAACCTAGAACCTAATGTAGATGACCGTAAGAAATTTGACATTGACCTTACCTATGGGAAGGTACGAGAAAAACAGATAGCTGACATGCTGCAAAACAAAAAGATTGAGGTAAAATCTGAGCGTGGTATGTGGATGAAAACAGGTAACATTGCCATTGAATATATGTGTAGCGGTAAACCAAGTGGAATACAGTCTACCGAAGCAGATTATTGGTTTCATAATCTTTGTATTGGGGATGACACCTACGCTACCTTAGTTTTTAAAACAGATAATTTGAGACAGATTCTCAATAACATGAAAGGGAAGCGTCAAGTCTATGGCGGGGATAATAATGCAGCACAAATGTTTCTTGTGAACTTGCAATCTTTGTTTTCTCGTGATAATATAAATGCTTATTCAGACAGGAGTAACAAATGAAACTTACACTTGATGTAGAGAATACTACCACTATGCGTGACGGTAAGCTACACCTAGACCCCTTTGAGCCTAACAACTCGTTGACTATGGTGGGTGTACTGACTGACCAAGGACATGAGCAGCACTTCCCCTTTGACCATGCTGATGTGCCTAGTCAGCCTGACTACCATGAGCGTGTGCAGTGGTATCTTGACCAAGCTACTGTACTCATCTGTCACAATGTGGCATATGATTTGTTATGGCTATGGGAGTCAGGGTTCAAGTATGATGGTGCAGTTTTTGATACTATGCTTGCTGAGTACGTATTGCAGCGTGGCGTTAAGGAACCCCTATCACTTGAGGCTTGTGCAGAACGCTACGAGTGCGACACAAAGAAACAGGATACCCTGAAAGAATATTTTAAGAAAGGATACAGCACACGAGACATACCATACAATGAGTTGTGTGAGTATTTATCTGCTGACCTTCATGCTACGCAGCAGCTTGCTGATAAACTATGGTACAGACTAAACACTACCGCTGATGCTGGGCTACTGTCTACGGTAAGACTGACTAACCGTGTAGCCAAGTGTCTTACTAAGATATATCAAACAGGCTTTGCCGTTGACTTATCTAAGTTAGAGGAAGTGCGTAATGAATTTGAAGCAGAAAAGGTACAACTTACTACTAACTTACAGTCCCATGTACGTAAGATAATGGGTGACACACCTATAAATCTCAACAGTCCAGAGCAATTGTCTTGGGTTATCTATGGTCGTAAAGTTACTGATAAACAGCACTGGGCTACAAAAGTAGACCCATACATGGACGATATAGATTTTCGCAGTATGATTGAGGCAGGTACAAAGCGGTTATTTAAAACAACAGCAGAGCAATGTAGAAACTGTAGAGGTTCTGGTTATATTAGAAAGGTAAAAAAAGATGGTAATCTATTTACGAAAGCTAGTAAATGCAATATTTGTAATACTGCTGGTTATACTTTCACACCTACCAATGAGATGGCTGGTTTCAAATTCAAGCCACCCACAGCAAAATGGCTATCAGCAAATGGGTTCTCAACCAGCAAACAAAACTTAGAGTTGCTTGAAGCAGGTGCTAAAACAAAGGGTATGACAGAGGCTGTAGATTTCTTACATAAAGTACGCCGCTTGAGTGCAGTTGACACATATCTGTCATCATTTGTTGATGGTATTCAAACATACACTAAACAAGACGGTAAGTTGCACGTTAGTCTATTACAGCATAGAACATCTACAGGTCGCTTTAGTGGTGCTAATCCTAATATGCAGAACATGCCACGGGGCGGCACGTTTCCTGTTAAAAAAGTATTTGTGTCCCGATTTGATGGTGGTAAGATACTTGAAGCTGATATGGCGCAGCTAGAGTTTCGTGCCGCTGCATTTTTATCACAAGACGAGGTAGCAATTGAAGAAGTATCTACTGGATTTGATGTACACGCATACACCGCTAAAGTTATTAGTGATGCTGGTCAGCCTACGAGTAGGCAGGATGC